TGTCGTTGTTCTTGGTTACATTAACCAATGTATCAAAGTTGAATTGAGGATATCCTGCATCTTGAACAAGATTGATTAGACTATCTGCACGTATACGAGGCTGTTTGTGTGTGTCAGCGGCTCTGTTTTGTAGGTAACTAAGGATGGTAAGCAGAGCGGCGTTTTCGTATTCCTCGCCGCCCTCTTCGAGCATGTCGTCTATTACGTGTTCAACGACAACTTCTGTTAACTTCATTAGTCTCGCTTTTCTCGACCAACTGCATCGTCACCAGCGGCTGGTTCTGTAGCATCAAACTCGTCACCAACAGCAATGTCAACTTCGCCTGCTTCTGCTGGAGGAGCCATGTCTGCTTCTGGTCCGCCTACTGCCATGTCCATTGGCTGGTCTGTTTGTTCACCTGCCAATGCACGAGCTGCCATATCCATCTGTTCACGTGATGAACTGATTGCGGCTTGGAGTGATTCTAGTATACCACCAACACTTGCCTTGAAGTTTTCTGCTTCTGTCATGCCAATTTGATCACGGATTGTGTCAAGTAGTGCTGGCATTTGCTCGTTAGCCATTTCGCTAACATCTTCGAGCATGTCCTGTACGCTGTCAACCATATCTTTAGCGGCTAGTATAGCCTGGCTACGACCCATTTCACTTTCTTGGATCAGTTGTTGTTTGTTCTCAACCATCCACTTGTGAATGCCTTCACGTACCATTAAAAGGTGCATGTATTTTGGATTTGTTTCTGCTTTGTGTATGCCATGACTGTTTTTAATCTTGTCAAGGCTTTCAGTCAAAGCATTTGCAAGACCATATGCTTTACCAAAATTTAATTTGTTATAATCTATTTTGTTACCGAATCGGCTTTCCATAACTTTGTTAATTTTGGTTGCCGATGGCTTAGTGTTCATGTCAGTTAGTCTCATTGTTCAAATTCCTAAAGTTATTGTATTTAGCCGAGTTAATTGTTTTCCTTAGATTGCTTGTAGCATACTTCTGCTGTAGTTTAGCATCTATATATCTGTTTAACAGTATCTCTTTTTTCTCGTTGTTGCCTTGTTTTGTTGCAGTATTAATATTTTTTTCGTAATGCTGTAGATCTGCAAGCAAATTACTCAATTTGCTATCCCATTTAATAATATCTCTAGAGGTTTGATAATTGTTCTTGATATCTGTCAAGCAAAACAACAATGCATTTACTTTGGATAAGAACACATGTATGGTTGTTCCGTCGTATGATACTTGCCAACTGCTTTTTTCTAACCCTTTTACTATATACGGGCCAACAAAAAACCTGTACTTACCACTAGGTATAACCACAGGTTGATTTCTGAATGCGTTTAATTGTTTGTCTGTGAACTGTTTTAGATATGCAACACCCAGACTGAGGAATGTATCAGCTAATGCCTTGCTTCTTTTTGTAGATAATCCGGCCTTCTTCATTTTTTTGTCTTAGTAATATGTCTTTGTTAACGAGGAAGTTTGCTACTTCTTGTTCTCGTTCGTTGAGTTCTGTCTTTTTAATAACAGGCTTTTCCTGAAACTGTCCTAGTACGTCTGATTCTTCATTGGTAATAGGTTGACTAACTTTATTTACTAATTCTACAATCTTCATATTAATTTATGGTTAATTGAACAATGGTGGCAATTAAACCTGCGAGCAGTGCCGCACCCACAGCAGTCATTACACCAATCAATGTTTTATTGGATTCATTACTGGCTACTTCGCCTAATGTTTTAAATTCAGACATTTTCGCTCGTATGTATATGATATGCTCTTCCACACCAGTAAGTCGGTCGTCTAGTTTATCTAGTTTTTTGTGCAACGTTTTGTACCTCTCAGCGCATAAGTCAACGTGCGCCTCAAGATCTCTTCTTTCACTTTGTGCCATTTCTGCTTCCGTATGTAAATGTTAGTAGTGCAGGGTTCTGTAATTAAGTTGATATATGCCATAAAGTGTGTATTTAAAGGAGCCGTTATTGTTACATATTTATAAGTGTACACGTTGATCAATAAAGTGTATGTTTTTGATAGGTCCATACGGATAGAATATAGGCAACATAAAACGTGCCGTTTCATCTAGTCCTTGTATTATTGGTACTTCTGCAAAGTCTTTGCACAGTAATCCCACAGTACTATCGTTGTTGTCTTTCCATACATCAACAGTATCTACACCAAAACTAAAATTCCAAACTTTTTGCTGTCCATCAAACATTTCACCAAATAGATTTGAGTCTCCAGTAATGTGGTAGTTGCAAGAATCCGGACCTTCTATCATCTGCGGCTGTGATCTCAGGCTAATTACTTGTAACACAGTTTCCCAATTACGCTGTTGATCTCTTTGTTTTTCGTAACCGTTACGTGTTCTAGTTATACCAGTTTCTGTAATGTCTACTAGTGTAAGGGCAGTATAGAATATCATAAAGATATTTATAAGTTGCTCACAACACTGTAAAACTTGTTCCCTCTATCACAGTGGTGCTGGAAAGATCTACTGCACCTTTGGCTGATCCTATAGATCGTATTCTGTCTTGCAAAGGTAATGCATCCAAACAACTGTGTGCTTCAACACAAACATGTATGGTTCCTGTTGCACCAACAGAACTAACTGCCAACAGTCCTAGTATAGTGTGCAGTATTGCTTCGAATGCTTCGTCTGAGCCGTCATCTTCAAAACGTAAATCGACTCCTGCACTGATCTTAAAGAATCTAACACTACTGCCAAACCGGTATAGTGTGTCTGTTGATCCTGCAAATTCGTATCCTGAACTTCTTGATATTCCTGCCATAAGTTGTCTCCAAGAATATTTAGCCACAAAAAAAGGTGCCGGAGCACCTTTCTTGTTTACTTTAAAGTAATTGTGCTGATATTATACAGCAATTATAAGTGTTTTAGCGGTAACAGTTGCTGAAGATAAGTTAACACCGTCAACAGTACCTAATGCTCTGATTGCCGTTTGTAATGTACCAACTACAACTGCGGCAGCACCTTCAGTCATGAAAGTCTGTTCTGTGTTTGAGTTACCTAATGGGCCTGCGGCTAGAATTGTAGCTGTAGACATGATTGTTTCTAAAACTGCTTGCTGTGCGCCTTCTGGGCCAGCTGAACCATCAATTGCGTTAATGTAGTCAATTGTAAAGAACTGTGCGTCTTTACCAATTACTTCATACCCTAGCGTAGTTGCTACGGGATTTGATCTTGTTAATCCTGCCATTTTAAATCTCCTAAATGTTATATACAAGTATTTAGTTGAAGATAAAAAAAAGCAGACCCAAGTCTGCTTTTTCCGTTACTCTCTAGCTAAAACTATTAAGTTATGCTAACTTAAGACCACTGTTACGAACATCCATTGTGGTTGTTGTCATTGGACCGTTAGCACCAATGTTTGATGCCAATGTTGCACGTAATGCGATCTGCATTGCGGCTGCACTTTCCCATGAACTACGCTCAAGGATAACACTAACCTGTGAGTTAGCGGCTGTTGCGCCTAGGTCAGCTTGATATGCTACAACTGTTGCATTTCCGGCAACTGCGCTCAACAATGTCTCAACAGCACCTGCTGTTCCGTTTGTGCCACGCTTGAGTTCGTTTGAGATGTTACCAGCCACAAACTGAAAGTTGTATGCTTCAATCGGTGATGAAATACCTGTGTTGATAATTGTTGCGTTTGCGTTTTGAGTGATACTTGTTCCAGTGTTAATTACCGGATTACTATCACCATGTACTTTTGTTAATCCTGCCATCTTAATTCTCCTAATATTAGTGCGAAATATCGCATGCTAATATTTATACAGATTAAAAAAAAATTAAGAGTTACTTGGCAAAATTTGCGGCACTAAAGCCAGCACGATCAACTATTTTGACTAGTCCTTGTGGGGTAGGGAATACAAAACCTTCTCCTGCAGGTTGATCGTTTACAAATTGTCCAAATCCTTTAATTTGTGAATCCAACTGATCGTGCAGATTTTGTTTGTACTGTAATATAGCACTGAATATATTGTTGAGTCCATCATAACCTGGACTAGCAACTGTTTTACCTTGTGCATCTTTGGCAAATAATAACCCACTATAATCATCACCAACTAGATTTTGATACTGTTTAGCACTGGTGTTGCCTTCTAGCCATGTGTACAGTGGTTGCTTGGTTTGTCCTGTAACAAATTGATTAAAGTAGCGTTGTATTTGTTGTACAGTACTGGCTGGTATTTGTGCAAGTAGCTCATCAACAGCCTTACCATGTTGTTGTAGTGCGGCAGTGGCTCGTTTTTCTAATTGCACAGGTTGTTTTAATTCAAAACGTAGTCCTGCATTTGGTGTTAATACTGCTACAGCGCCTGGTACATTTTCAAGACCTTTACCGTCCCATTGCGAGCTAGAACCCCCAAGTTTGTCGAAGTGCTGATGCACAACTATGCCTCCTGTGCTATTGCCTATCAACTTGCCCAAGTTGCTGTTAACTGGTATGCGATACTCCACAGTGTTGGGTTTAAAGTTATATGACCCACCCTGTGGCTGTAACTGTCCTGTGTATAGCAAATCACCCCAATAAAACCCTGAACCTTTAGTAACCGCATCCAACCCTGGCCAAATCTGTGCTAGTTTGTTGTACAAGTCACCACGCAAGCCACCTGATGCTTTGGTGCTGTCGTACTGCTTCCACTCATCTACACTCTTGGCAAGTATACCTTTATTCCACATGTACTTGTCCATTACTGCAAGTCTACCGTCTGCAGGGTCACGACCAAATATCAGTGCTGGGAAACCGTCCCACTTGATAGTTAAATTATTAGGATTAGATATCACAGCACCTAGTCCGGCAATCTGTTGCTGTGCCGCGGCACTGCCTGAGAATATAGCATCCTCTGGATGCGGAGTACGACCTTTTGTGTTTTCTGTTAGGCTTTTTACAAAACCAAAC